ACTCCGTAATCCTTAATTACATATACGCGCTCATCTTTTACCTGCTTTAGTTCTACATCTGTAAAATGTACATAGATAAGCTTATTGCAATAGCCGCGATCATCACGCTCTATAATTGCATAACCCATACCATACATTAAGGCGCTAGCTACTATAGTCTCCCAAAATTCATAAGGCGTTTGTGCCTCGTTTGGTTTTTCTGTAACTAAAGTACGGGCGGGGTGTACATTGGCAACGTCTACGTTTCTGCCATTCTTTACATATATCTCTAATCCTAGAGCCGCAATAGTAGAAGCTATCTTGTACACACACGCATAAACTGTACTAATTGCAAGGGCGCTGTTTTCATTTATTGAGGCTCCGCTTTTCGTCATCGGGAATAAACCTACTTGCTGGGCTATTGTTTGGCTGTCGTATTTGCCTTGCCTATAGCGAAATATGCCCGCTATTCTTTCTGCTAGTGTACTCATGCGCGCGTATTATAACCCAAATATATCAAAAATCCAAATTTAAAGTGTTAAAATATCTAATAAAATATCATCATCACCGTCTATTCTATTCTGTACATAGCTGTTAAGGGCTATTATTGAGGCTATTACGCCATCTACTTTCTTATTTTCTTTTTGCTCTTTTATTACTCTTTTGTTCTCATTGTTGTCTGTGTAGATTATAGCGCACCCAAATTGCCAGCGTAGGCACCTATTACCTCCATGAATTACGTTCCCCTGCATTATTTCCATCTCCATCTCTTTAGTGGGGCCGTTCATGCTAGTGATATTCTGAGCCATAGGCTTCATGTCTATATCATTCTCTATTAGCTCGCTTACTATGTAAGTAGAAAATTTAGGGTCGTAGCCTATCTCACGCACATCGTATTTTTCGCAAGCGTCTAAGATATGTTGCTTTACTATTCTATAATCTGTTACGTTACCTGGCGTTATAGTTAAATCGCCTTCTCTAGCATAGCTTATATAGTCAATCCCTGCGGCTAGCTTTTTACTGTGGGCCTTTTCTGAGTTTACAAATTGATGGCATATTAAGTAAAAACACTCATTTTCATCATCTCTAAAGATTAAAGCAAAGGCGGTTAAATCTTGTGTGCTAGCTAAATCTAGGCCCCCGTACGCTGGTAAGCTAGGTAATCTATCGTATGGTATTTCTTTAGCACCCTTCATGTATATATCGTCTGGAATCCATGCAGTTTCTGCGCTAGTCCACACATTTAGATGAAGCCTTAGAAAGCTATTAATCATGCTAGGATTGCTCTTAGCCTTTTTTACCGCATCTATAAAATAAGCCTCGTTACATATAGAGCCGTAGCCTGGGTTAGCTTTTTTCCATGTTTCTGGGCTAGTCCATTCATCATCAGCATCAGCCTTGTATAATACTGGTAAAAAAGTTTCATCTATTATAGAGCCATCTAAAAGAGCCTGGCTATACTCATGCATCTCATAACATATACTAGATCTATCATGGCCCGCAGTAGTTAAGCTAATTATCACAGGCTGCCGCCTAGCTCCTACTGACGTAGTAAGTACATCCCACAACTCACGATTTTGCTGGGTGTGTAATTCATCGAATATAATGCCATGGCAGTTTAACCCGTGCTTAGTGTATGCCTCTGCACTTATTGACTTGTACCAGCTCCCTTTGTGTTCAACTATATTTCTAAGCACCTTAGCCCTAGCTCTCAAGTGCTTATTGTTGTTTATCATCTCTTTTGCTATCTGAAAGACGATATTTGCCTGTCCGCGATCACCTGCGGCGCTTATTATCTCTGCTCCAGGCTCGCCATCTGCGAATAATAGATAAAGAGCTAGAGCTGCTGCTAGGTTACTCTTACCATTTTTACGCGGTATTTCTACGTAGCAAGTGCGGTATTTTCTTAGGCCGTCGGCCTCACGTTTCCAGCCAAACAGCGGGCGTATTATATCAGCCTTTTGCCACTCCTCTAGTATAAAGGGTTTGCCAGCTAGCTCACCTTTCACATGGGTGCAAAATTTTTCTATAAAAGTTACACAGCGCTCGGCTGCCTGTTCATCGTAGTAGTAGCTCAAAATATAGTTAATTGTGCTTGATGCTGTTTTAATCTCTTGCAAGCTGCGTTATAGTAGTCCTCATCTAACTCACAGCCTACTAAATCAAAGCCTAAGTTGTGGCATGCTATAGCTATTGAGCCGCTACCTAAATGAGTATCTAGTATTTTATCTCCTTTTTTTGCGTAGTTCATTAATAGCCACTCGTAAAGCTTAACAGGCTTTTGTGTTGGGTGTATTCGCTTCTCTTTGTTTTTCATGTCGCCTTGAAGCATTCCGTTCCACATATATCGAAACAAGTCCACCCGTAGCCCGAAGCTATGACTCGCAAGTTCGCACTTGCTAAATGTCGACGAGTCATTTTGCTTATCCCAAATTATCCTGCCTACGGATGGTATAAATTCCGCGTAATAATTGCAACCCCAAATAACTTGATTTTTTGAAACCCTCAGCAATTCATCAAAATACTCTTTGTCAGGTATTCCCCAATATTTTATGGAACTTGTTTGTCTTTTTACACCCGTAGTGCTGATGTCCGCGCCTGTGTAATTTTTTTTTGAATATTGTGAAAAGTAAGGCGGATCAACAATAGCTAAATCAAAAGCGTTATCTTCTAACGTCTTGAGATAGTCCATACAATCTATGTTGTGTAGCTCTATCATTTCAAAAACTCACTTAGCTCATCATCTTTGGGCGCTGCCTCTCCTATCCAATTTTCTAGCCTTGCTATAA